GTTCAACGCCATAAAGGGCGGCACGTTGTCGTTTAAGGATCTCCGAGGCTCGGCAGAGGACGCCACCGGAGCCGTTGAGAAGACCTACGAGGCGACCATGGACGGCGCCGACGAGATGAAGCTCATCCTTCAGGGCATCAAGGCGGACATAGGCAAAGATATTGCCAACTTCCTTGACGAGAACAAGCACGCCATCAAGAGCTTTATCGAGGGCGTTATTCAGTTCATAAAGAACGTCGTCAGATTTATAAAAGACAACAGCACGGTCGTTATAGCGGCACTCGGAGCCATCGGATCCGCAATCGCGCTGACGTTTGCCGTGAACAAAATATCAGCCTTTGCAACGGCCATCAAGTCGGTATTCTCTCTGATCGCGGCGCATCCGTTCGCGGCTCTGGCAGTGGGCGTCGGAGTGGCCATCGCGGCACTGGCGCAGTTCATACCGAACGCACACGAAGCGGCAGAGGAGCTCTACGGCCTCACGGACGAGCAGAAGGAATACAACAACGCCATCATGGAGCAGGCAGACGCGTGGAAGGCGACAGCTGATGCCAGGGCGGAAGCCTTCTCGGGCATCGACAGCGAGATAGAGCACAGTCAGAAGCTCTGGGAAGAGCTTCAGGGCATCGTTGACGAGAACGGCAGGGTCAAGGAAGGCTACGAAGACCGCGCTGCGGTGATAACCGGCATCCTGTCGAAGGCTCTCGGGATGGAGATCGACCTCACCAACGGCCAGATAACCAACTACAAAGAGCTGAAGGCGACCATACAGGACGTAATCGAGGGCAAGAAGGCCGAGGCATACCTTGCAGCAGACGAGCAGGCATATGCCGAAGCGTTAAAGGGACAGAAAGACGCGTACCTTGATTTGAAAGAAGCAAGGGAGAACGCATCCGTCGCAGAGCGCGAGCTGGCTGCTGCCGAAGCCGAAGCCGAGAGGATAAGGGCAGAATATGAGACGGCGGGCGTCACACGGCGAAGGATGATGCTCTCCCAGATGGTTGAGGCGGAAGCAAAGGTCGACGTCCTGACAGACGCTTACAACGAGCAGAACGCCACGCTGGAAGCCGCACAGGAGCGCTACGACGGCTACATGACCACCATCCAGAACCATGAAGGTCTGATGGAGGCCATCGAGACAGGCGAAGTCAGACCGATGACCGAGGCTATGATAAAACTCGGCGAGAGCTACGGCACGGCGGAGACCATGTCAGAGGAAGCCCTCAAGAAGCAGGAGAGCTACCTCAAGCAGAAGATCTCCGACATGCGGGCAGACATAGCGAACGGCGGCAAGACGTGGACAGAAGAGCAGCTGGCAGTATATGAGGCCATGTACAGCCAGACACAGACGGAGCTGGACAAGTTAGAACAGGCACATGCTGAAGGCGGACGAGAAGCACCGAGGCAGTACGTTAAAGGCTACGAAGAGACGATGCCTGCTGCCGTTGATAAAGCGAGCTGGTTCGCCGGGCAGATAAAAGGCGAGATGGACAGCGTGGGTACGGGAGCCTATACATCAGGCCAGAACGCCGGCACATGGTTCACGGACGGACTGAACAGCGGCATCGGCATGAAGAGCGGGAACCTCTTCCAGACGATCCGAAACCTCGGCACGCAGATGCTCACCACGATGAAGTTATCCCTCAAGGAAGAGAGCCCTTCGAAAGCCACAAGGCAGATGGGCGAGTATTTGATGGAAGGCCTCGGGCTCGGCATGAAGGACGGAAGCAAGGCAGTATTAAGCCAGGCAGGAGCCTTCGGTGATACTTTAATCTCAAGCCTCCAGCGGAACGTCAATGGCAGTTTAACGGGCTTAATGGCATCAGGACAGGCAGCAGGCGGCACGGGCAACGTGACGTTCATCCAGAACAACAACAGCCCGAAGGCGCTTGACGCTTTGACCATATACAGGCAGACAAACAGCATCTTATTCAGAGCGAGGGTTCAGGGAAATGCCTAAAATAACGATAACAGGAACAGGCGGAAGCATATCCATGACCGTGGGCGACAGGGGCGTTCCCTTCGCCCTGGCTGGCATACAGGGTCTGACACCGGCTGACGCCACCATCAACATGACCGGCATGGCATTAAACGACGGGGCAAGGTTCGACAGTTCAAAGGTCGGTATCAGGACGATAAACATCGCAATAGCCATCACGGCACAGGCTCCGCAGAACAGGCAGAAGCTGTACAAGGTCTTCGTGCCCGGCAAAAAAGTAAAACTTGAATACGTTTCCGAAGATCTCGACGTCTGGACGGAAGGGTATGTCTCATCGGCACCGGTTCCGCTCATGGACAACAAACAGATCATGACAGCGGAGATCCTGTGCATGGATCCATACCTGCGGTCGGCGCAGACCATCATCGACAGGATGAACAGCATCATCAATGCTTTTCACTTCCCGTTCGCCATTACTGCCGACGATCCGATACCGCTCGGCTACCAGCAGGGGCTGACCAATACCGTCGTGACAAACAACGGCGCAGCGGCGACAGGGTTCATCATACGGCTGCACGTCTCCACGAACGGCGTCAGAAATCCGAAGATCTTCAACTACATTACAGGCGAGTTCTTCGGGGTGAATTACAATTTGCAGGTCGGGGACACCGTGGAGATAAACACGACAGCCGGCAACAAGACCGTGACGCTCATCAGGGACGCAGTCGAGACGAACATCTTCAATTACATCATGCAGGGCTCGACCTGGCTCCAGCTTGAACAGGGCGAGAACGTCTTCACGTACGAGCTCGGGGGCGGAGATCCTGAAGATCTGACGGTCGAGTTTGAACATTACGATACATACACAGGAGTATAAAGCATGGCAACGAAAATGACCGCCATCGTCATGAATACGTCATACGAGCGGGTGGGTGAGCTTGACGACTATATATCTTTCATCTGGACGGAAAGATACTATACGACGGGTGACTTCGAGATCATCCTCCCGATAACCGACAAGAACGTCAGCCTCTGCCAGATGGGGAATTACATCATCAGGGGCGACATCGAGCCGTCAGACTATGAAGGCTATACCTGCATCGAGAACGCCGGCATCATTGAGGAGCTGACCTTCGACAGCAATTACGAAGGAGTGGAGCAGATGCACGTTTCCGGTCGGTTCCTCACTGGGGTGCTCGCCCGAAGGGTATGCAGGGAGGCGCACTATATTGACGCCACGCCGCCGAACATAGCGCAGGTAACGACGAGCATCAACATGGGCGTCGCCTCATCGGGCAGCAGGACGGTTCCCGAGCTGAATTATCCATACGCCCAGAACCAGCAGTCGAGCGTTTCGACACTCATCGACGGAGTACAGAACGGCGAGAACGTCCTCGACTTCATCACAGGACTGGCAGAAAATTACGGCTTCGGCTTTCGGATCCGATGCCTTCCGGAGCTCATCAGCTGGCAGATGCTCACATTTGACGGCGTAGACAGAAGCTACGCCCAGAACGTCAATCCGTACGTAGTATTTGCCGACACTTACGACAACCTTGCATCAGCCATGTACGACGAGGACATGAAGGGCATCGTCACGGACGTGCTGGTAAACGGCGAGATCCTCGACACGGGGTACAGGTATACCACATGGGCGACTAACGGCAGCACTAACAGCGGGCTGAAGCGTTACGAGGCTTTCGTGGAGAGCGCACAGGTAAGGACCTTGGAGGACGGAACGGTCCTTTCTGACGCCCAGTACCTGAAGAACCTTCGGACGGAAGGAAGGCTCAGCATAAGGAACCTTGCGCAGGCCTTTTCGGGCGAAGTTTACTTCGGCCAGTACAAATGGCGGGAAGACGTCGACATCGGCGACATCGTGACATTACAGAACGCACGCTGGGGCGTATACGTCAACGCCCGTATCATAGAGATGATAGAGAGCACAAACGAAGCGGGACAGTATACCAGCATCCCGACTTTCGGGATTTAAACGGAGGGTTAAAGCATGGCAATCGAGAGTTATTTCTTCAACGCAGTAGAGACCGGCGGAGTATACGACCGCACGTATAACGCAGAGCAGTTCTGCTCATGGCTCGATCAGATCGTGGGCAACGGCGTCTTTGCGGATCCGTCGGACAATTTACAGGTAATGGCAGACAGTGACATGAATGTAGTCGTTAAGGCTGGCGAGGCATGGATCTACGGCCACAAGATGGTGGCGGATGCAGACGAGCATCTCACGTTATCGGCAGCAGACGTCGCCCTCGACAGGATAGACAGCGTCGTCGTATACTGCGACTGGAACAACAGGGAGATGGGCATCGACGTCATAGAGGGAACGCCGGCATCGTCTCCAGTACCAAAGCCCGTTAATCAGAGCAGAGGCGTATATTATGAGCTGCGCCTTGCCAACATATACGTGACGCATCAGGCGACCAGCATCAGCCAGGCGAATATCACGGACACAAGGGGCTGGAGCGAGTGCGGGTATGTCGCAGGCCTCATTGACCAGCTCGACACCGAGACGCTCTTCACTCAGTGGCAGACGGCTTTCGACGAGTGGTTCGAGGGAGTGCAGCAGACCGTCTGGGACGCGAATTTCTTCCAGAAGCTCGAGGCCACCTGGCATATTGCAGTGGGCACGGCATCCATCGACATCGAGACGTATTACGTCAGCAGTTTTATATATGGGACGGACATCTTCGACGTGTTCTTTAATGGGATGCGGCTCGTGCCGACTAACGACTATACGGTATCAAGGAGCGGCGGGCATACCATCGTGACCTTTGTCAATCCTCCCGAGGCGTACGTGGACTGCACGGTCGTTGTTTACAAGCCGAGGCAGTTAAGCTGATAGCGACACGATAGTGACAGAACGTGTATAAAATGCCCAAATATACGCGTTACAAGACCATCAAGTGACTATGCTAAATAAGATTAAAAGAACCGTAGAACGGCGGAAATCCGCTATTCTACGGTTTTTTATTTCTTCGTAATGCGTGGGAGTTGCGGGGCGTTAGCGACATGCTAGCGACAAACGGGATTTGCTAGTGACAAATCAGTCGAGGATCTCCACGGCCTCCTGCATCGCCGGTAGGGATATATGGGTATACACAGACGTCACGTCACCGTCTTTATGCCCGACAATGGCCTTTATGATCCTGTCATTTACGCCGGCTTCGACCAGGCGGCTTATGAAGGTATGACGCGCCTCGTGGGGAGTATGCCCGGGGCAGACAGCCTCAAATTGACGGCGCAGGGTGTCATATCCCTTGTAATACGGCTTGTATGCGGCGAAAAACGGGGCTATTTTCGACGATATGG